GAACATCTCTCAAGAATGGTTCTACTAAGTTTCTAAAGTTCGCCCTAGAGAATTCATCATTGAATTCAAATAGTTGAAATTTAGCAGCCGTAGAAACTGTTTTCTCAAGAACAATGAACAATCTGCGAACATTGATTCTATCAAACGCACTTGGTTTTGATTGAGCAGTCTTATCGCCAAATAACACAGTACCTTGTCCTGGGAAAGCAACAACTGGATTTACTCTTGATTTGTAGAGTTCATCTCTTTGTATTTGGTTAGGATTAAAGGCAAGTTTTACTGCGCCTCTAATTTGTCCACGATTAAATCCGCCTGGTGAAAACCATGCATCTGCAACACTATCAGTTCTTGCACAAAGACCAGCAGTATCTCCGTTAAGAGGTACATATCTGTAAACATCATTGTACTTGTCATACATGTATTTGTAACCACTATCGATTACTGCATAAGATGTTGACGGTAGTCCGTCAGCAAATGATACAACATTTTGTTGTTGTGTAACTGCGTTAGCAACATCTACAACATCTGTTCTTGCAGGTGAAATAAATGCAACACAATCTTTTCTATCAGTTGCAATATCCATAACAGCAGTTGCCTTTGTGTCGCCAGTAGCGTCAGCGCCTGTCTGTGAAGGACCACACATTAGTAATGCTAAGTCAACTGTTTCTGAATCAGCAAATTTCTCATATGCAGTTGCAATCTCAGCGTTAGTAGCAGCAAAGTCATCAGTACCACTCGCAAGCGAGTAAGATTTCACAACAAATGCATCTCCAGCAGCGTTATCAAAAGTTTGACCTTTCTTAGCACTACCGCCGTTTGCAAGTGTAGTTTCATGGTCCATGACATACACATACTTTGATTGATTGTAAATTACATCAGCATAATAGTTACTATTACCAGAATCAGTCTTACCATCAAACGCCTGTGAAACGCCTTCAAATGTTTCTAAGATTTCTCCCGCTGTTCCTGTAATTCCGCCATCTTCGTCTAGTACTACAATGTGCATTTCATCTAATGAACCGCCAGCAGCAACGACATCATCTGTCGAAGTTGGTGCAGTAGAAAATTGAAAATAATATTCCCAATGTCTTAGTACTTTAGCATTATCAACAACTGCGTGTCTAAGACCGCCTGTTTCTGTTTTACCAGTTGCAGTATTAAATCTTGCGATTGTTAATACATGAGTTGATATTGCAGTTATTTTATAGTAATGTCCTGAAGGTGCACCTGAAGTTGAAGGTACAGCAGTTGCATCTCCAAACTCTAGTATGTCGCCAACTTGCATTAAACTACCATCGTCAACAGTAATTGATGTGTCGCCGATAGCCGCAGAAGCGTCTGCAACTAAATTACCACTCATTGAGTGTGGTCCGAACGCAGTAGAGTTAGCACATACAGAAACTTTCAAACTGTTTCCTAATGTTCCAGGTTCTCTTGCGGCATAAGCACCAACACTACCAGCGAAACTAGCGGCATGGCCGAAGTTGTCTAGGTAATCAGTTGTATTTTTTATAAGTACTCCAGCCGATGTTCCAGCATTTACCATGCCAGTAATCGGTCGTACTACTTTCAGATTATTTCCGTATCCTAAAAAGTTCGCAGCAGTAAACCATTCTTCAAAGTTATCAGCAGTTGGTTTCCCAAATGTATCTACTAATTGCTTCTCAGACGAAATTGTTGTAATCTCATCAATCGGTCCCTTTTCCGCAGTTATCACAATTCCGCCGCTTGATGTACTTACGGCAGGAACAACATTAGTTAAATCCTTCTCAGTTACGGAGACACCTGGTGATACTTGAAAAGCCATATTTAGTTCTCCTTTATTAAAGTTTTATGTTTCAACCCTTTCACAATATTTATAACTTTTGAAAACACTAGTTTTCGCCTCTATGATAAGATACGGGATTCCAGAGTACTCCAGAGTCATCATAGAACGAATTATTGCGACCTTCTGGGTCGTCAAGTCCGTTATCAATGAACCCAAACGGTGCCATATCGGCCTCGATAGCATTCTGTTGTTCAGTAAACATTTGTCCACGCACATCAACATCTGTCAGTTCTTTAAAGTATGTCTGATTGGCTAACCAACCAAATATCACGCAACACATTACTAAGTCATCTGTTGAACCGGCATCAGCCTCCCACGACTTGCCTTTTGATATAAATGTCGATAACTCAGCAATAATATCAAAGTCAGTAATAATTAACTTATCACCCTCAATCAAACTTTTTAGATTAGAAGTACCAATTCTCTTAGTACCTTTTGTCATTCTTAGACCTAGTTGGTTTCCCCGACCACTAAACCCTCCACCTAATACTTGACCTGAACGGCCTCTTTGTGTACACATCATTACATTGTCGTACTCAATCTCAAATTGTAAAGCATCTGCGACTTGTTGACCTAAGTCATTAATCTCAATCAAAACAAATGCACTATTATAATGTTTTGCAACTCTTTCTATGATATTTGGAAAAAGAATTGGTTTGATTTCGTTATCTCTATACTTTGCGACTACCTTATATGGCGCCTTCGTGCAATCAAACACAACAAACGCTGAGTAGTCATTCGATAGTCCTCGTGATACATCAACACACATTGTATAGATATGGTCTTTCTTTGGCATATCATACACATCTAACCCACCACTTCGTTTAGGATTCTGAACAGCCATTGTTTTGAGTTTACTTGCAGTAATAAGTGTATCGACACTGCCTAAGAATTCACACTCAAACTCTGTTTGAAATTGACCCTCTGAAGTGTTTCTTATTGTTTCTTCTTTCCACTTTTCATCTCGACCAGGAACTTCAGACCAATGTACTTCCACAGGCACATAGTCATTTCGTTTGTTCTCGGCATCAACCCACATCTTATAGAACATATTCATTCCGTGAGGTGTAGATACAATCATCACTTTAGATGACTTACCAGATGATACTGTAGGATATACAGAACTAAAGAATTCTTCTGCAATGTTATTAGGAACATAAGCGAACTCGTCTAAGAATATGATGTTAAAGGTACTACCACGAACAGCACTAGAAGATGTACTCGCCGCTACGATTTTACTTCCGTTTTCTAATTCAATAGAACCTTTATTCCAGTTGAGAACGCCCTGTTGCATCCATTTAGGTAGATGCTCGTAAGCCAGTTGCAGTCGCCCTAACAAATCTCTTGCAGTAGAAGATTTGTTAGCCAATATGGCAACATTCACATTATCATTAAATAAAACATAATGTAAGAGGTATGAAACTATGATAGTTGATTTTCCACTCTGTCTTGGCAACTTGCAAATCGTAAAACGATTCTCGTGAAATGTATCAACCATTTTTTCTTGAAAATTATACATATCAAAAGGCACAAGACCTTTATCAATTGTTACAATCTTTAGATATTTTTTAATAAAGTATTTTGGGTCATCTAAACAAGCGATAACTTCTTCAACTTGTTTTTTTGTAAACCTTGATTTTGTGTTACCTTTTTTTAGATTTGGGTTACCTAGATATTGGTCTTTAGGGTTAGTTGCCATCACTCTCTCGATTCATAAATATAAATAATTTCTCACCTAGTAAATTGCCCATATGATAGTCAGACATGTAGTGAAACCCTGCCTTTACTCTTCCTAGACCACATTCGTTGCCTGCTCTTAATATTTCTTCTGCGTGTACAGGATTTCTATCTGCCATATATCGTGCAACTAATCTTGACTGAGTAGCGTGACCACTCGGATAAGACCTTGATTTGTTTGTTTCGCTCGGCAAAGTATTAATAGAAGAATCAACTTCTACTGGTCTATCACGATTAAAACTTCCTTTGAAGTAACCAATAATGTTAGTTGCCTGTTTGATTAATTCTCTCATCTCTTTACGGTCAAACTCAACATTTTTTGATTTGCAATACTGTTCGACTGCATAGAAAGGTTCATGGTCATGATTTCTAATAGATGTAACATCTTCTGCCGTTCTTGTTGTTACAGCGTTTACCACCTCACCAATCTCAGATGAGTTTTCTGGATGAGGTGGTAGTGTAATACTTTCTTCTAAACCTGGTCTAAAATATTCCATTTACTTTTTGAACTCCGCAGCTTCTTCAGAACCGCCTGTTGCAGTTCCCTTAGTATATGAATGAGCACCCATACCTGCAAGGTCTCCGTCTTTAACGATTAGATATTCATCTCTGATATCAAAACCAGCAAAGTAACATTCTAGTATTTCTCTAACGCCGTCTGCATATCTTGTCTGTGCTGATAGTGAAGTTCCAGAAGTGTGTGGTGTCATTCCGTGATGAGGCATTGTTCTCCAGACATGGTCGTTAGGGGCAGGTTGTGGGAACCAGACATCGCCAGCATATCCACTTAGTTGACCCGACTCACATGCACGAGCAATAGCATCTTTATCACAGATTTTACCTCTTGCAGTATTAATAATGTATGCACCTTTCTTACACTTCGCAATCATCTCGTCATCAAACAAGTGTTCTGTTTCGGGGTGTAATGGGCAACTAATATTAATAACATCACAAGCTGCGACCAAAGACTCTACTGAATCATGGTAAATTAAACCTAATTCTCTTTCTACTTCATTGCCTAGTCTGTGTTTATCGAAATAGTGAAGATGTACATCAAATGGTTTCATCTTTCTTAACATATCAATACCAATACGGCCAGCCGCAATTGTACCAACATGCATTCCTTCAACATCATATGACCTTGAAACTGCATCAGCGATATGCCAACCACCCTCATTCACAATGTTATGTTGAGTGGTGAAATCTCTTACTAAGACTAGAATCTGCATAACAATATGTTCTGCAACAGACCTTGAATTACAGTAAGTTACTTCAACAACATCAATGTCATGGTCCATTGCAGCCTGTAAATCAACATGGTCAGAACCGATACCAGCAGTAATCGCCATCTTTAAAAGAGGCGCACTTTCCATTTTCTCTCTCGTTACATAGTAAGGAAAGAATGGTTGAGAGATAACAATATCTGCATCAACTAATTCTCTATCAGCTTCACAACCTTCGCCATCTTTGTCAGATGTAACAACTAATGAATGACCTCTTTCTTCTAAAAACTTTCTAAGTCCTAGTTCACCAGATACACAACCTAGTAATTCGCCAGGTGTAAAATCTCTGCCTTGAGGACTAGGTAATGTCATGCCGTCAGGATATTTGTCTATTTTAGGCAAATCACTTAGAGGATAACTCTCTGGCATTCCGCCTTTAGGGTCATCATATAATACGCATAATACTTTCATTATTTCTTCTCCTTTAATAGTTTTGTTAATTCTGTTGTTGAGCCCACAAACAAAGCATTAGTAACACTTTTGGGACCTGTGTTGGGAACTTCTTTGAGTTTTTTGAGTTTTTCTTGCATTGCCATCAAATCTTTAGAAACATCTGCAACCGTTTTTATGAGTTGTCCTGCTACCTCATACGCACGAGGATGCTCTCCTTCTTTCGCTAATGCTAGTATGCCATCTATTGCATTGTTTCCTTTTTCTAGCATCTTATATAGATTCTCACGGCCTGTGTCAAAATCGACTTCTGCATCCTTATCTATAGGAACTGTAATCTGCGTTTCTTCAGTTGTAGAAATCTCTGAGGACTCGATAATCTCAGGTGTTATATTTAAAACTTCGTTTAGTTTGTCGTCAATAGAACTCATATTAAAAACCCTTTTTTATTTAAACATCATTGCCTGTTCCTTCATCATAGTTTAAACCATCATCAAAGAAATCTAATGTTGTTGTGTATGTGTATGTATCGTCTTTATCTGCACTCGTTGGATTTGGTTGTACTGTAACTCTTTCTTGTCGAGAAGGACTTTGGTCAGATGTGTTGGTGTATAAATCAGCAGATACTTTCTTAATAATAGCAGATGTACTTACAGGACCATATAGATATATCTTTGCAGTAAAGTTTAGAGTGTACTCTATTCTTCTTGTCGTTGTTAAATCGCCGGCATATGAATCATCATAACTAACATTTTCTAATATAAAAGGTATATCTCTCTTTGTATCCATTGTAGAATTTTCAATCATTGTTACTGTGTAATCAGGTTGAAAATATGGTAGTATCTGTTCAACAATTTGTAGACCATCATCTGAATTAGATGTAAAGACGCCTAACTGAAAACTCACATCATAAGGCACAGGTGAGTATTGTGTATTCAGTTTTGTTGTATCCGCATTTGTTGTAACAACGCCTCGTTTTTGATTCTTGTTTAACTTACGAGAAGCATCATAACTGTAACCAGTAATATCAAAAGCCATACGAGGTAGAGTAATAGCCACACTTGAATCTGTTCCAGTTAAATTTGCTTGTTGTTCTAATCGTGCAATAAACTTTTCCCTTGGCGAATACGACAAAGGTACTTTGATGTTCTGTAAAGGATTCCCGCTAGAATCTAAGCGTTTGATATTGATATTATTAAATATCGTACCGAACGCAATTACAGTATTGCGAATTTGTTTGTGGTAAAAGTGTTCTCCAAACATTAGTAGTCGTCAACCTCCCCAAATGGATTTCTTTCACTAAAGTCGAGTATGTCGTCAGCAGTAGAAGAAGTGTTTGTGCCTGCCTGTGTTTCAAATACTTGTCCCATATCAGAAGGTTGTTGAGTTGCCATTGTGAACGACTCATTAACAAAGTAGTCAATCGCCCCAATACTACTCTCCATTACGAATGAACCAGTTTCATTTTCTAGTGCAAACTGGAATTGCATTGTGTCAACTGACAAGTCATCTTCTGTCTGGTCAATAATAGTAATGCCAGTATCAAGTCTTTCAGAACTATATTCCCAAGTTGTACAAGATAGTTTGTAAACCGGCAACGCACTCTGTTGATAGAATGGCGCCTCGTGTTCTACAAACTGAATCTCAAAGAACTTGTTTGTTGTTGGAAAATAAACTAAGTCGCCTTCTTGTGGGCGTTCTACAACTAAGTCTGCGTTATTAGATACAAGAGTTTCCCATCTTAGCTTAGATACTGTAAACTGAATGTCATCTCTGAGTTCTAAACCAAACTTCTTAATAATCTCTTGTTCGCCCATATAACCATCAGAATTGTCAACATACATTTCTATAATATATGAATCGTCAAATGAGCTCGCAGGGTCCTCGCCAAAGATAGTATCTTTGTTCGCTACTTTTCTTGGTAGATAATAGACATCTTGGCCATATATCTTCAGTTGTTCGATTATTAAATCTTCGTATAATCTTTGTTCTGAAGTGGTGCCTGTGTCGAAATAGACATTAGTTGGCATTTAGTTATCCCTGTTGCATGTGTGGTGGTTCTTCATAATTAAGTCTGATTTCTTCTTCGAGTCTTTGTTGGTCATCAATCGCAGCAGAAAAAAGTTCAGGCCCGTTCAGCGTTACGCCACCGAGCATCGCTGTAC